AACTTTGATTTGATCTTTGCCGTATGCACGTACAATAACGTTAGTAGAAAATAAATTCTGTAATCGTTTTCTTAATGATGCCATATAATTTTTTTAATATAAATATAACTAATTTTAGAACAAGGCGAAATTATAACAGCCAAGTTAAATTTTCTTCATCTGCCCCATTATTCCATGACCAACCCGTATCTTGTCTACGCTGATTGTTAGTGTAAATTACAGGGTCTGTTTTTTTGAAATGTGATAACGCTCTTTTATTTAATTCAATACCATGTTGACGAAGTTTAAGTGATGTATCTCGCAACCAAAGGCCGATACAAAATGCCATTACCAAGTCATCATTATATCCATTTTGCGATTGAGCTTTACCATTTAGCCAAACAAAAACAAATAATTCTTGAATTAAACGTTTTGATCTAATTAATGGCGTTCGTTCACGCATATACATTTCTAGAGCTGAAATCATTAGTGGTCTAGTACGCGATGTTGTTGAAACACCTGGAACCATTTGTGATTTATCTTTCGTGTCATAACCTTTTTTAAGTTGTACGTCTATATCAACATATCCGTCATCTTTATATGTATAAAATAAATTTTCATAGTTACGGTCTAATGCAGGTTGAATTGCTGCCCAACCTATGTTTGCATTTTCAATTGCTAGCAATGCATTGTTCCATTCTGTTGCAACTGATACAAGCATATTACCGAAATCTTTAGGAGGAAGTTTTCCTTTATATTCAGCAACTTGTGATACATTTTCTACATCAATAACATGAAATGTTGACCAGTCACCCCCATCGCCACGGGCAACGTCAGCTACTACTACATAATTTTTTTCGTAGTTAGGATATTCCCAAATCCAATATGCATTATCATATCCTCTTCGTTCGATAGGATCAGAACATTTCAATTCATATTCCATTAATATAGCACCGTCTACTACTGTATGTCCTGATGAAATAAAGTCACAATCACATTCTTGTGCAGCACCACGTTCACCTAAAAGTTGAGTTTGTTGGTCTCGCCACGATTGATCTCGTTCTGGATGTACGGTCCAATGCAATTTGATTGTGTGGAATCCGTTTATTTCTTGTTCAGCTTCTGACCATACTGAATGAAACCAATTACCAACTCCGTTAGGTGTAGACAATACAATTGCACCACCCCCTGTTGATAGTGTTGCCTGCGATGCTATCCATATTTCTTCAATGTTTCGTATGAACGCCGCTTCATCTATAATCAACAATGACAATGCTTCAGAACGTGCACCGGTGGTTGCAGATGATACTGCTTTGATTTGCGAACCATTTTTAAATTTAAGAGATAATTTATTGTCTGCTTCAATATTTCCTTTCAACCAACTTGGTAAATTGTCGTGCATTACTCGCACTTTAGTTACTAAGTTTTTTGCTACTTCTTGAGTTGTTGCAATAACAAGTACGTTGAAGTCTTGTTTAAATAACATGCTCCAAAGGGCAAATCCAGCCGAAAGAGTTGATATACCTAACTGACGTGACTTAAGTATTACGTTGTATCGATTATCTCGTAATTCAGTTAATGATGATTCCTGAAATGGAAATAAATTAAATTTTATTTTTCCTTTTTTAGGATGTTGTATGTAACAATATTGTCTCATGAAAAACACAGGATCTTTAGCACACATTGCATATTGTTGCTGAATAATCTGTTTTATGTTTTGTTGAGACATATTATTTTAATATTTCATTGATTAATATTCCAGAACCCAATGTTGTAAAAATACCCATTCCATACCAAATAGTTTTATTATCATACCATTTAGGTTGTAATCGTTTTTCTCGTTCTACATATAAATCAATGTTTTTTTGAAGCAATGCAACTTGTTGTTTTTGTAATGTAATTTGTATGGAATCTAAATACATAACAGACTGTTGCTTTTTTATTATAAGTTGTTGTTTAGAAATAATATTTGTATTTATTTCATCAACTTGCCAAAGCGAATCCAATGTATTTGAAATTTCATTTAATTGTTGTTCAGTAAAACATGTATCCGGAGGGGTTTGGGCAAATATACATAACGGAAATAATAATATAACTAATAACTTTTTCATTTCTTTTTTCTTTTATTAGTTTTATTTAGAATGTTTTCTTTAGCTTCTTTTGCAGTTTTGTTAGTAGTTACAGATACTGTTTGTTTTTTGTCTTTTAAATTTTTAACATCTGCAATTAGTTCTGCTAAATCTTGTTTAACTTGAGTTTTTTGATCTTCAATTGCTTCAATTTTACCGGATATTACAGCTGCTTGTTGTTTGTTATCATCAATTTTTTTGTCAGTTTTTGCAATTTGTTTATCATCATGTTTCTTTTTTGCTGCAACGGCAATTCCAAATAGTGCTAAAATTGCTCCTACTATAATAGCCCAATACTTTTTAATTGTTTTCATCTTGTTCTCCATTTATTCTTTTTAAAAATTGTTCTTTAAATTGCGTAAAGCTTTTTTCTATTTTTTCTTCAAACTCTTCCGGGGTCATTTGAGCAGCCCATGTTTCTATTTCGCCGTCTCCATTTACAACAAACTTAGATGCTTGAGTATATGTTTGTTTGAGCATTTCAACATCTTTTTCTGCTTGACGTAACCACGCTTCTGCATTTTGTCGTACTCGTTGTTTTTCATATTCTTCGTACGTGCCTGCTTTGCGCATTTCATGTTCCCAATCAATTGTACAATCTAAACACATTCCATTAAGTTTACGCATTTTTTCGTCAGCTGGGGTTGGCTTAAAACATGTACATGTATCTTTTTGACAATTTGGAAATTTACGAAGTTCATCTCGTACTTCTTGAAATACTTCTGTATTTTTTGTTTTGCGAACTCGAAATCCGTCTTTTTGTTCAATAACCCACACCATTCCAGCTGCGTCAGTCTCTTCCCATGTATCACCTACCTCGTGTCGTTCAGACTTACGAGCTACTGCTTCTGCATCTGAAAATCCTACTGTCTTTTTGTTTTGGAACTTGTGGGTGCCATCAATCATTTGTTGAATGGCTTTGATGTTTTGTAACTTGTTTGATTTTGACATATATTATTTATTTTGATTGCGTATTCATCTTAGCTAATTTTTTATTAGCTGTAACTTTCAACATCTTCCAAACATTTGCTTGATCTTCAACTTCAGCTTTATCTAAAGACAAATTAACTACTTTGATAATAGATTTAAGTTTTGCAATATTGCCTTCTTGTTTTTTAAGATACTGTACAAATCGGTCTATATCTAATGCTTCTTTAGTTTCAGGCGATACTTGTTTTTCAGCTTCAGCATCTGCATCAGGTTTTTCGTCAGCGGGTGGCGGTGTTGATGCATCTGCTGCAGGCGGTGTTGCTGTATCTGCGGCAGGAGGGGGTGTTGCTGCAGGTGCTGCTCCCGCGTCTGGAGCTGGAGTTGCAGGTGCACTTGCTGCAGGTGTTTCTTCTGCCGGAGCATCTGCTGGTGGTGTTTCTTCTGCCGGAGCATCTGCTGGTGGATCAGTTTGTTCTAAAATAACTTTAACTATTTTTCTACGAACATATTCTCTAACTAGTCGTTCACGTTGCTCTCTAGTTAAATTTTCTACTTTATCTTTAATGACATCTGAAACATCTTTTTCTTCTTTATCCTGACGTTTTTTAAATACTTTAGCGGCATGTTTTGCATCATATTCGCCATCTTCTAGGTCTTTATATAAACGATCATCAGCATTATATTTTACATCATACTTTCCGTCATCTTGTACGTTTTTATCAGTTTTACGTAAAACATTGCTTTGTTTTTGTTTAGTAGAATATGGATTCAATGCACCAGCTTTGTCATCCGTTGTATAATCTTTTAAATCTTTTCTAGATTTGTATTTTGTATTTTCTGGTTTCTTGTATTTGCTTTTGTGTTTTTCAGCCATTACTTTATCCTATTTTTTCTTATAAATATAAATATCACCGTGCGTACTTTAATACCCCTAGTATTTGATTAACCGGGGCAAATGCTCCTGTAAGCTTATATGTATTGCCTCCGTATACAAATACTACTCCTTCCGATGGAACAATTGCTTCAAATCCTCCTAGTCGTTGTATACGCTTTAATTCATGTTCTAGCTTTTTAATGCTATTAATATCTTGAGTTGTTTCTAATTCTCTAATTAGATCAGCT